GTCTCCCCCCCATTTATTGGGTGCGTAGAAACCAGAAGGGGCTTTGGTATGGCCCTCTAGGTTATATACAGAAACTCTCTCGTTCTTCTAAGAGAGGATTTGTAACGGCATTAAATTGACTTATGGCCTATTCTCCCTTTCGACCTGGTAAGCCTACTCAGAGTCATATGGAATCTTTAGAACGGAATTTAGGAGCTCCTTTTCAGGCTTGTTCTTTCCCTGATATGGATGTTCCTTTTTCGGTTCCCGATTTAGATCTTTCGCTGATTAGACCTCTCCTGTTGCAAACAGGAAGTCCTTCTGTGAAAAGTCCAATCGGTTGTCCACCTCGTGACTCTGTTCCCCAGAATTTGTCTTTTTCTGGAGAATTGGCTTTCTTCCAAGGCATGACGAACACTGCCTTTCTCTTGCGTTACAAAGACTTCTATGGACCACAGATTGCTGGTTTACCGAGGAACTTTCGTTCACAGGCACCTGCGACCCCTCTTTACGGGGGTAAACTGGTTCCTCTCGATAAAGATGGAGGCTGGAAAATCCGTTGGATAGCCAGTCCCTATCGCGTTCACCAGGAGGCTTTATTACCTCTCGGTTCAACGCTATTCAATCTGCTCCGAGCCATTCCGTGGGATTGCACTTTCGATCAGCAGAAAGCCATCCCCGTCTTGCAGAAACTTCTGCAATCCGGGAAGATGATCCATTCTGTGGATCTGGAGTCTGCTACCGACCATTTTCCATTAGACCTTCAACTTCAGGTCTTGGGTCGGTTGAATGCATCCTCGAATTGGCGTAAGAGTTTGTCTCTCTTCCGTGACCTTTCACGCAGTGCGTGGTATTATAAAGGTCACAATTATTACTGGAAGAAAGGACAGCCCATGGGTCTCTATCCCTCTTTTCCTGCATTCGCCCTTACGCATGGGATCCTTTTGAGGACCTTAGCAGGGGGCAGATCTCCTTTTTTCGTTCTGGGAGATGATGTGGTAATTTGGGATGACACCCTTTATAACCGCTACAGGGAATTTCTGAGTAGGTACTCAATCCCTGTTTCCGAGAAGAAATGTTTAAACAGTTCACTCTGCTGTGAATTCGCAGGTGCTGTTATCACTCCTTCTGCGGTCTATCGCGGTTATAAATGGAAGTCCTACGATGATGAGAATTTTCTTGATCTCATGAGGAACTTTGGAAAAAGGTTCCTCCCGGCTTTAAGTTACCGGCAACGTCGTGTGTATAGCTTAGTGAAAAGCTGGCAACCCCCTCTGGGTTGTAATCACGAAGTCTCAGACCTAGTTAGGTCAGTTATTGATACTCCGGATCCCAACCCTGAGCACTGGAGACACTCGGTAACGAGTTTTCTTCAATGGATGCAGTCCCGTAGCGATTTGGCTGAACTATATAGCCTTCCTGCTCTTAGGGCTGCTCAGGATGTCTTCGACGAGAAGATGTCATGTGCTCTTAACAAGATCGGATTTCCGGCTTGGACAGATTTTCCAGGCGGGTTGTCCTCAGTGTTGGCGTGTCAGAATACTGATTTGCCGCACATTATCCTTCGGGGTAATCGACAATCCACACTCGAGTGGTATGAGGACTTTCTGAGTCCTTTGGGAAAGAAATACACTCCCTCCGAACTT